CCCAAGCCATCAAAGGATGCCCACAAAACATCTTTACATTCTTTCTAGGTAATCTTTTACTTCCACCACGCACTGGAATAATTGCTGCTGTTTTTACTTCATTCATTCTTTGCTCCTTATTTTTATTTTGAATTTGCCTTTAGGACAATATTTATAATTGCCACACGTATCACATAACATCAAATCACCATCACTATCTATAGCAAAAGTACCAATTTTATTAGGATATAATCCTATTGTCCAATCCTCATGTATAAGGTCAATCCACTGTGGAATTTTCATAGTTTCACTATCTAAAACATCAAAACCATCTAATATATTCATAAATTTGCAATCCTTATATAATTTTTATAACAATTATAAATTTCATCATAACTAATACAATTTCTTATTAGATTAGCACATTCTAATTCTATTCTGTTTTCATCATTAGCTATAGCATTCAGTCTTCCTAATATTGATTTAGCTGCTCTCATAGTACCATTTCCTTTAGGCCACGAACATGCTGTAGCTACTATAATATTGATATCTTCTTCCCTTTCATTATTTTCATATGCCCATACTATAGCCGCAATCTTTTCAAATTCTTCCAAAGGAATTTCGCCCTTTATGAAAGAATTTAACTTAAAAATATAATCCTGCATTCTTGGAGAAGCCAATTCAAACACAGTTTTATTATCCTTTACCTTTATTTCTGTTAAAATTCTATAAATAAGTATTCGTAAAGTTTTATTATTATTGTATCCCATCCTACCTATATTCAGAAGCATCCAATCAGCTCTTGGACATAAATCCCATACATCTTTTAATTTCTCACAGTATGAAACCCATTCCATCCCTTGCTTACAAACTACATTATCTTTTGCAATGAACTGAAATAAATCCATAACTTCTTTATTCATATAATGCCTTCTTTGTCAAGTAATACATTCAATTTTAACTCATTTTTTGTATTAAAGCAAGAAGGCACATCATAAATATACATTTTTGCTATTAAATAATCCTCAAATTTACATTTATCAGCATATTCTTTATTCCAATCTTCGTATAAACGTTTCTTGTATATATCTAACAAATCATATATAGATAATTCCATATATTACTCCTTTACTGCTCCTTGTAAACCTTCTATAAAATATCTATTACCTATAAGAAACAATACTACTAAAGGAAATAGAAGAATAACACCAGCAGCAAAACTCATACCTATTGGATTAACAAGCAATCCAATATCACCAGTTCTATTCATAGATTGCCTAATCAATCCAACAATCAAAGTCTGTTTTTCAACATCACTTAACACTAACATTTGCCATACATAATCCTGTAACACAGACACACCAGCAAATAATCCTAATACTGATATTATAGGTTTGCTTACTGGAATAATTATCATTTTTAATATCTGCCATTCATTTGCTCCATCAATCCTTGCAGATTCTATAATAGATTTAGGTATTGATTCAAAATAATTTCTAGAAAGATACATACCCATAGGCGATAAAACTACAGGAAGTGTAGTAGCAGTTAAAGTACCTGATAATTTCAAATCTTTCATAATAACAAACCATGGAATCAATAATGATATTCTTGGTATCATCATTTGTATAAGAAGAATATTCCATAATAAATTTTTATACTTAAAATTATAAACACTAAAAGCATATCCAGAAGTGGTTGATAAAAATATTGATAAAAATACTGAAACAACCGTCACAATAATAGTATTCTTTAGCCATATAAAAGCATTATCCTTGAGCAAAATATTGTAATTGTCTAATATTATGTGTTTAGGGAACAAATTTGGAGGCATTATAAAAATACCATGTATATCCTGAAATGATCCTATTAACATAAAATAAATAGGAATAAATAGTAATATGAAAATCATTACTAATATTACCTTATTTATTACTTTCATTACTTATCCGCCTTTGTAAATATGATAGTATAAAAGTAATAATCATGAGTATTACAGCCTGAGCAGAAGCCAATCCCCATTTAGAATTTTTGAATCCTGTAACATAAATATTGTAAGTAATTGTAGCAGCATATTGTTGTGGAACCAAAGCATAAATATATTCAAATACTTGTAAACTTGCTATCATAGATAATAAATATACTAATGCTATAGTAGATTTTATTAACGGCAATACAATCTTCATCTTTATCTGAAAATTTGAAGCACCATCCATTCTAGCTGCTTCATAGATACTTTTATCTATACTTGTTAACGATGCTAATAATATTATAACATACCCACCGAAAGTAGTAGTAACAACAATAATGCATATAATAGTAATAGAAATATAGCCATCACCGAACCAATAAATCGGTGCTATATTAAATAATGATAATACCCAATTCATTAAACCATTTATAGCAAATACCCATCTCCATACTTGTGCTAATATAATACCTCCTCCCAAAACGGGTATATAAATAAGTATTTTAGAAATATCCTGCCATTTTTTTGATAAATCAGCTATTAAGAAAGTTATAGATACTGATACAATAACATTTAATAAAGGTAAAATTGTAATATATAATAACGAATTTTTAATGGATTGAATGAATGCTTCATTATTAAATAAATCAACATAATTCTGTAACCCAACAAATCTTGTTACAATGAAATTTGTTTGGTAACAACTCATTTCTACAACTTTTATTATTGGCCATAATGTAAATAATAAAAAGAATACAAGTGTTGGTGCCAGTAGTAAATATTTCATTGTTTTTATTATCCTAAATTGCTGGGAGGGGGATTTGAACCCCCATAATCCTTAATATGATAATTAAGCATCTGATTAACTTCATCAGAGGTGTTCGCCATTACACTATCCCAGCAAATAAAATAAAGCCTCTTTCCAATATAGAAAGAGGCTGTTCTATTATTTTACAGAGCTAAGAGCATCCTGAAATTTCTTTATTGCTGTTTCTGGTGTAATCTTTAGCATAAGAACTTGTTGCAATATTGGATATTGTAAAGCCCTTCTTTCAGTGAATCGTCTATCACTCAATCCAAAATCAAATATACCATTTTCCTGAACAATTTTAGCTACTTGCTGCAAATGTATATCATTGCTCAGTTTTACATCCTTTCTGTCTACTACATAGCCCATCTCTGCAAAGATATTTCCAGTAACAGGATTATTCAAATATTCAGCTAATCTTGCAGCTATAGCATCTTCTGGTTTTCCTGTTTTATGTACTATAATAGCATAATAATTGGCATATGTTCCTACTTTTGTTACTCCTTTTGCTCTTGGGAATGGCACAAATTTATATTCAAATGGTTTATCTATAAACCCTTGCTTTATAACACTATCAAAGAATAGTTTACAAAGATGCGGAAAGTATGCTGTAGCTGCTATATCACCACGAGCCCATCGTTCAACATAATCATCATCATTCAGTGTTGCACAATTAGGAGGAACATATCCGTTCTTTACAAGAGTCTGATAAAATTCATAGACTTTAGCCCCACCATTGTCTGCTACAACAGCTTTATCATAATTCTTATTGTTGTACCAATTTGCTCCAAAAGAAGCAAACCAATTGTTGATATAATAATCTCCAGACTGATTTGCAGCAAACATTCCAGTAGCCCATTTCTTACCATTGTATTTCTGTTTTACCAATTCTGCCATCTTAAGGAAATCATCAATAGTCCAATTATCAGGAACTGTATAGCCAATTTCTTTCATCATATCAAGATTTACAGCCATACCTTGAGCAGAACCAGTCATAGGTAGTGCTAATAATTTCCCATTTACTCTAAACATTTCCAGAGATGAAGGATAATATTTATCCAAATCCCTAATGTAATTATCTAATGGCAATGCATACTCTGGAACCATGTACTTACTTGCACGAACCATAGAATCAACATAAACATTTGGTGGAGTACCAGCAGCCAATAATGCATCCATAGTCAATGTAGAACCATCAGAAAGGTCTAATGTAAGCCATTTTACTTTTACATTAGGATAATCCTTTTTCAATAAAGATTCTACATAAGCATGATATGATGGTATTCCTGTACTTTCATCAAATTTTGTTTCAGGTTCTGTAAGTACAGTAATTGTCTGTGAAAATGCTGATACTGTAAACAGCAAACACAAGGCAACAATGAAAACTCTTTTCATTCTTCTACTCCTTTAATTGACTGAAATTGTGAATACCAATGTATCCACATAGTTGTTACCTGCCTCATATAGTTCATCAGTAATATCTTGATTTTCCACTTTTACTGTAATTGATAACACTGAACCTCCTTTCTTAGTTTTCTTTGTAAAAGTTAAACTTCCACCACCAGTTGGAACAGACACAAAATCAGAAAAACTATTTGTTGCTGCATCAATGCAATCTATTTTTATTTTGTATGGTATTTGAAGTGTATCTTGTACTAAATATGAATTATTCAATGAAGTAACCGTAATTTTCCATGATTTAATATTTGACACAGCAGTTATTGTATCAGTTCCAACAGCCTCACTACCATCTCCAGTAATAGTAAGCTGAATAGTATTTGACTGTGGAGTAAGATTAAGATGCTGATTCACAGTACCAGTAATGATAATATTCTCTGTAGTATTTGAAAATACTATAAATGGACATAAAACAAATAATAAAACACAGACTAACTTTTTCATATAAACTCCTTATAATCTACTTATTTTTGTTAAATAAATTTACAACATCAGTAAGTGCTTTAGAAAAAGAACCTAAACAATATGCAAGATAACTTCCTAATATTTTTGATACTTCTTTACCATCAGCATTATTACAAAGTTCAGGAACATCCTTAAATATTACTTCTGTTAAATCCTCTTCTAATTTATTTGTTGCTTCTTCATCATTATTAAAATTTACATTGTTCTTATTTGTTTTCATTAGAACCTCCTTTTTTTGTTAATTCTGACATATCTAATATTCTAAATTCAGTCTCTTTATTTTCTATAATTTGTTTCATAATTCTATGCTCTCTCAATTCATCTAGCATAAAACAAATAATTATCACACCATCAGTAAATAAGTTAATAGCCATAAACATATAGCACAAATAATTAAATTTGTCAATACTCGATTTACTTAAATAAGCAAAGAAACAAGCCACAATCAATAACAAAATACTCAAATATTTTTTACACATTTATTTCTCCCTTATATAATTTTTCAAAGCTATCCCACGACATTACTACAATAACATCAGAAATGCTTTTCGTTCTTATTACTACCATCCAATCAGTACCCTCCTTTTGATTGCTTTTAGCCTGCTGTATAAAATCTCTTAAATTTATGGATTCTGTACTTTTACATTCTATTGAAAATGGAAATTTTTTTAATGCTTCATCTCTAAGAATAACATCAACACCAGACTGACCCATTTCCCTACTATGTATTTTGCAATTATCATCTTTATTATCAAATGGAATATTAGTAAGTTTTGCTATTCTTGTACAAACCCATTTTTGTAATTCTCTTCCTTTACCTTTTGCACTCTGTACAGTAATACGTTTATCAGCATCATCAAGTTTTTTATTTAATGCTTTAGACTTTCTATCATCTTTGAGTAATGATTTAATGTAATCTCTATCAGAATCAGATAAACAAACCCATTTATTCGCCAAAATCAAATTCCTTTTGATTGAAATCATTAAAATCATTAAAATTGAAATTATTGTCCTTATTTTGTGCCAAATATCTCATTCCCATTACTGAAAAGTATAGAAAAATTGTAGTAACAATACTCATGTTTTTATCTTCTTTTATAATTTCTGATAGAGTTTTTTCATAAGTATTTGAAATTGCATCAAATTCTGAAAAACCATGCAGTAAATAGTCATTATAAGTATCATAAAATTTTTTAATATCTTTTTTAGATACAAAGAAATCATTAACAATCATACTTGGTATTTCATTTTTCGTAAGGTCTTCACAGATGCTTCTATATTCTCCCATTTTTCTTTCACTCTCCTTCTTAATTCATCCTCAAGATTGTTTTCTTCAATATAATGAATTAACTCTTCCCTACTCATTTCTACACCAAATGTATTATTAAACTTATCCTTTATATCTTTATCGGTATTTATCCAATCTAATATTTCAGACTTTTTTAATTTTGAACTTACTTCTGTTTCGTATCTTTTTACTAAATCATTATCTAATAAAAACTGTTTTAGATTTTCAAGATTCAATTCTTTACCAGATTGCCATATAGCAGAAGCATTTTTTACTAATTCACCTGTATCAGTTCTAAAATCATACAGATAATCAATATTAGTAGCAATATCATCTATTCCATAATAGAAATCTATAATAAAGATTCCTTCTCTGAATGGTCTTGGAGTCTTGCTCTTTGTAGTTTTTGCTTTCACTACAACACCAACAACTCTATCTTTCCTTTTTATTTTCTTTACAGCAGCAAGCCATAATACTGTATGACAATAGAAATCCATTGCCTTCCCACCAGAACGCACAAGCTTATTAAAACTCATAGGATTGATATTTTCCCTTACTTGAGAAATAATAATAAGTAAACAATTAGTTTTTTCCAATAAATCAGCCAACTGTGGGAAAAATTCTTGTGATAGATATTTTGCTTTACCTAATCTATAAGAACCAGTCTCATCCTCTTTACCTTTTAATGCTTTATTGTAATGGGTATCAGCAATAATGTTTGCTTCTTTACTAGTCAATCCATCCAATGAGTCTATTACATAAATACCAAACTCATCTTTTTTCAATCCTTCTGCAAACTTTCTTACATTAACATATGCATCTTCTACTGTATCTGATCTTACCCGTTCTTCAACATTCATCGGCATAATTTCAAATCCATATAAACTTTTTGTATCAAAAGTAAAACCAGACTCACAATCATCATAAACCCATTTGAATTTATCCCCATATTTGTAATGACAAGCTGCTACTACTTCACATACAACGAAGCTCTTGCCAGAACCTGTGTCGCCAACAATATTGATAACATTGCCAAATGAAAATCCTTCCCCTGTACCACCACCAACTATCAAATCCAATAAGGTACTACCAGTGGGTGCAAATTCTGTATCTTTTTTTACTACAGAATTTGCACTCATTATTGTTTCTTTTATTTCTTCAGTCCTTTTTGACACATTTTACTCCATTATTTTTTATTAGCGAGTTTGTGTTGCTTATATGTTTCATAGCAATCACCATATAATTCGCACTCATCACATTCATCCAATTTACCTAAATCTTTACCTAATGTGCCTCCAACAGGACATTTAATAGTAGATGATTCTTTTTTGACTTCTACTTTTTCATGAATTGGTATTTCTTCTTCATCATCCGATTCATCTTTTTCTATTTCAATAATTTCTTCTTCAGGGTCATCATCATTATCTTCATAGAATATTTTTTTGATTTCATCATACGAATACAAAATAAGATATTCGTCAAAGCTATAAACATGCTTCAACAAATCAGGATTTAATGGCTCTTCTCGTGGAAGGAATTTGAATGATTTATATTTGAAGTATTCATTCCTATTGAAACTTTCTTTTGTAGCTCTAAACTGTATCAATCTTCCTTTTCTGATATCAGTAAAATCTACAATATCACCTAATTCAGCATTAAGTGCTCCAATTTCTTCCATCAATTCTTCATGGAATAAAGCATAACTTGCTATAAATACTTGTACTCCTTTATCCATGTCATTATTGTCTACAATATTATAGTAAGCCTTACGACGTGAATAAAGTTTCTTTGCTTCTTCTATTCTACCTTCGTTTCTATAAAGCATTGCCTGTTCACAAATAGGACAAGCCTTACCAAATGTTCTGTTAGGACATATAATACTTACTTTGTTAGGCCCAACATATTCATGTATATCCAATATCATTACAAAATCAGGGTCTCCAACTTCAAATTTCCCTAATTTAACAAGAGGATGATTCTTAGTTTTAATAATGTAAGGAAGTATGTGAATACTATTAGTTCCTTCTACTGGCTTCCAAAAACTTACATTAGAATCCTTAAAATTAAGTGCTGGTACAGTAGTAGCAGACTTCCTATTCTCATACCTTTCTCTAATAATGTCCTTCATGGACTTTACACTAGCCATTTAATTCCCTCCTATAATCTTTGTATTTTTCCGTTGTCTTATCCATTCTCTTTAGTAAATCCATCACATCATCCCCTTCATGGACAAAACATTCAAGTTCAATGTCCATGGTTTCATAGTTTCCTAGATTAAATTTCCTTCTAAAAGAAACCCTACTGTAATCAGGTTCACTCATTTCCTTCTTTCATCCTCCTTCTTATATCATCCTCAATACTATTATCAGATGGATTGGAATAGAATCCGCCAATCAATAATGATACTAAATCATTAAGCATTGCTTTTCTACTGTCAAAAGCATTCTTTGCTGATTCCAATATCCCTAATTCATAATGTGCTTGTCGTACTTCTTCAGTAGCTTTAATCACATTTTCATTAAGAGTAACCATATTTTTGATATATGATTCTGTCATTTTCCCCCAAGTATCATCCCAGTGAGTCCTATAATAAATATCAGTTTCAGCTAAAACTAAATCTAATTTATCTTGTGCTTTCAAATATTTGTTTTTAGCCTCTACATATTCTTCACAAATTTCCAGATACCTACTGGAATGTTCCACACACTCATTTGATAAATTGTATCTATCAATCTTTACCAAATCCTTAAAATCTTCATCTGTTTCCTCATCCTCCTCATCGAAGTCAAAATCATCATCAAAATCTTCATCTTCCAAATCAACTTCTTCATCTATTTCTTCATTATCTTCCAATATCTCATCTAGCATTTCATCTATTTCTTCCTTTTCTTCTTCAGTAATATCGTATTTCATAAATCCTCCTATAATATTGTTTTTAAGCAGGCTAATGTAATTCCCGCTTTTCCAGTATTGAATGTATCCTGTGAAAATGCTTCCAATGCCATCATTGCTATAGCATTTTCCTTTCCAGAAAGCAATACTGTATTCATATAACTGAGTACAGTATACCTTACCTTTTCTGGGTTGTCAAGTACCCCATTTTCATTTAATTGTTTCAATATATTTGCTATAACATTCCAATGCTCCTTTTTTAATAAAGCTCTGCATAGTTCTATCGTTTCAGCATCATTTTCATCAGCTAAAACAACAGACTTTAGATACTTCTTCATCTCATCTTCAGTTGATAAAGATAAAACTCTTTCTAATAGTACTAAAGCAGCTCTTGGGCATCCATCTGCTTTTTCAGCTATTTCAGTTAATATACTATTAGGTACATTAACGTTTTCCAATTTGCATATTTTGCTTAATAAGCCATATAATTGTACAGAAGTAAGTAAATTAAATTCTACCAATGTGCATCTTGTCTTTATTGGTTTTATCAGTTTTTGTGCATCAGTAGTACAAAGAAAGAAATAAACATATTCTGGAGTATCTTCTAATACTTTTAATATTGCTCCTTGGAAATCGGCAGTAGTTTTTTGTACTTCATCTAATATAAAAACTTTATTTTTACCAGCAATCGGCAATATTTTCATCTGCTGAATTATTTCTCTTGCTGTATCAATACCTCTATTGTTTGAACTGTTTATTTCTACAATATCCAAATCACTTGCATCTAATTTTGAAGCCATGATTCTTGCAACTGTTGTCTTTCCCGTTCCAGACTGCCCTACAAAAAGATAAGCATGGGAATGATTCTCTTTTTTAAGAGCATTTTCTAATGCTTTTATAGTAATCTCATTTCCAACAATTTCAGAAAAGTCTTTTGGCCTATACTTTTGATATAGTGTCATTTTTATTTACCTTCTTCTTTTTCATATCAGGGCAATTAAGATAATAATACAACGCATTTATTGTTGTATTATATTTTTTAGCAATATCTTTCCATTTCATTCCATTTGTTCTATCCATTTCTATATCCTTTATATTAAATGGAATAGGTTTTAATGTTGGCCCAGTTCTTCTTGTTTTTATATCATTGTCTTGTAATATTTTATGTATTCTTGACTTTTTTATATTGTATCTTTTCTCCAATTCAAGAATAGTTTTTCCGCTTTTGTACAGTTTACATATTTCCATATTCCGTAATTCCATCTCAAGTTTAGTCATTCTGTGCATTGAGCAATCCTACTTCACTTACTTTAGCCCAACTTTCATCAACATTACTAATAGACTTTTCAATCTTCAATGGTACAATAATCCAGTCCCAATCTTCCCTAATTTTCTGTGTTCCATAATACCAAATAATATTATCAAGCTGTTTCTCTTCATCAGGATTTATATCTGGAATAATAGCATCATGTATTTCCCCAATAAGCCTAGTATCCATTTTATTTTTTTCCAATTCATTAGTAACATTTATGAATGTATAAAGTAAACAATGGAATGCAGCACCTTGTATTGGACTATTCAATACTTGATTCCTTGACATTGGAGCATAACATCTAAATCCTGTAAACATTTCCACATAGCCTTTTTTCTCATAATCAGCAATCACTTTTTCTTTATATTCATAAGCAACAGGAAATCTCTCAAACCAGAAATTATCTTCTACGTCATGCACATGATTTATAAAAGCATTCATATTATATATTCCTTCATCTTTCAAATGCTTTTTTGTTTCAGGTTCCAAGCTTTCCCATATCTTTTCACCAGTATGCTTATAGTATGAACCATAAAAAGTAGGAAATACAAATCCATTTTTAGCAAGATATCGCTCTTTCTTTGTGATTTCTTTAGGGTCTTTCAAGAATAACAAAGAAGCAATATCTTTATGCATATCTCCACCTTCAGTAATATATTTAATAAGATTCGGATCTTTATTGCTGCATGCTATAATAGCAACTTCCATAGCATTATAATCATATTCTCCTATCTTATGACCTTTTCGTGGGAATAATAATTTCCGTAGCATTGTAGATACTTCAGTATCTCTTTTCGGTATATTCTGTAAATTAGGATTCTGTGATGATGAACGGTATGTTTTTACTCCATAAAGATTAAAGAATGGATGAATAACAGAATCTATACACTCTTTATTGAATCCTGTAAGATATGTATTGCTTACTTTATACCATCTGCGCCAATTCATCACATCTTCTACTATAGGAATATTGTAGAATTTCATTTCTTCTTTATCAGATTTTGGTCTACCAGTAATTTCTGTTACTTTATGCGGTTTATAACCTAATATATCAAAAATAAGATGAGATAAATCATTTGTATTGCTTATTCTGAATGGTTTTTCTTTGTCCCACTTCTTCAATACTTCTGACTGCATTACTTCATTTTCAAGGAATATCAATCGTTTATCAAGACTTTTCTTTAATTTTTCAGCTTGTTCTGTATCATAATATATACCATTATATTCAGCTTTCGTTAATGCTTCTTCACCTTCCATAAAAAGATTTAATGCTCTGTAAAAATTATCAGTAAATTTGCTTTTCTGATATTCATATAGTTTATAAGTTCCTAATGAATCCATTGCATTATATTTCATCAAATCATAAATATCAACTTTATCTATATTATTGAAAGCATTTGCTCCATGCAATTCTTCATCTTCTGATTTTGATTCCAAGTATTTATCGATATCTTTGTCATATCCTATAATACCTAATGTAATGTAAAGTAAATATTTCAATCCTACTTTTTTATTATTGTTAAGAATGTGCGCTGCAAGTAAAGTATCCCATTTGATATTTTTTGGCCAATATCCTAATAATACTTTTGTCCAAATCCGTTCAAATTTTGCATTATGTGCTATCTTTTGTGTTTTACTTAATAAAAATCCTTTCCATTCATTCCTAAAATCATCATCGTCAAAAAATGGAAATGAATAACTGAATAATCCATCAGAAACAGAAGCACATACAATTCTATGGCCTTTTCTATAAGGCTTCTTTCCTGTAGTCTCATAATCGAATGCTACAATAGGTGCTTCTCTCATTTTATGTATTATATCAATGGCTTCTTCCATCTTGTCTATTACAATACAATCTCCTAAATAATTGCTTGTATAAAAAGGTTTTTCTGCTAATTTTACTGCTTCTCTTATATTGTTTATAAACTGTTTCTTTACTACACTATTTTCACTGCCATCTTCATTCCTTATAATATAAGATGGATGCCATGTAGGACATATCCAGCATTTATAATCTTGGTCTGGTATAATACAACCAGCCCAATCAGTCATAGACAAACCTTTTATTCTTCCTGTTATTTTATCCCCTACAAGGGATATCATTGCAGTATACCCCATAGGGATTATTACCTTTGGTTTATATTTATCTATAACTTCTTTTACTCTATTTCTACAAGCATTTATTTGTAATATACTTGGTGTTTTATTGTTTTGTGGCCTACAGGATATTGCATTTGTCTTCCAAAAATCTCTATCCAAATCTAAATCCATAAGATGTAACACTTCCCTAAGTAATCTACCAGACCTTCCTACTAACTGTGTTCCTTGTAAATCTTCTTCAGCTCCTGGAGCTTCTGCTATAATAAGAATGCCTAGCCTACCTTCTCCACTCGCTTCCATTTTAGGACTGTTACAGTGTTTATATAAACCACATTCTTCACAACTTATTATGTTATTCTTCTTTACTCTTATAGTAGGTTCTTTATAATTTATTTCTAATAATTTATTTTTATCAAAGAATGAACGTGGCATATTCTAATCCATTGTTGATAGTATTTTTATTCCATTACTACTGGAAAATACTAAATTAACTGTTTCCTTTGCAGTTCCTTTTACTGCTATCTTCCTTATATAGAATGAATCAGTATCCTTCAAACAATCTTTCAACATAATAACACTGACTACAAATTCAGCATTATAAGGTATTTCCGCATCTGTAGATTCTTCAAATTTACCATATTCATTATTTGATTTTACTGTAATACCAGTATTAGTAAGTTTCATTGTAATTGCATCATATTTATCTACTTCTTTTGATAAAATAGAAGCTCTATCAATAACTTGTATCAACATATCTGGAATAGCACATTTTACATAATCGCCATCAGTATTTTCTTTTATTACCCTCTCTATTTCATCTTTAGGATATTGAGAAGTATCATATTTTCTAACAGATATAATTGAACCATCATCATCTCTAAAATGAATCCAACCTTTTGTTATAGCATATTCTTTAATATTGTTAAAACATACCACACTTTTAACCAACTGTGTATTGATTAGCACTTTATTTGTCATCGGAGTGCTCAATTTATATTGATAAATCCTAAACCCATCTGTAGAATATACTACATCATCACCAATAAAAATATTCGTATTATTGTCATTGAGAATACAAAAATTAAGTGCCTCAAATAAATTATCAGGAATATAAATCCATTCATTATCTTTGGGAATTATCCTTTCTATACTATTTAATTCTAAATCGGCTTTTTTTACTAGCTCATAATTAGCCCTTCCAGCCCTTATATTCCATGATTTCCCAATATCTTTTATTTCAAATTCTTTATCCTGTATCTTATTTATAATACTGAATAATTCCTTTGCTCTTACTGCTCCTTGCAACGGTTCTTCTGTAATAAATTTTTTTGCTATGCTTGTATACCCATTATAAGAATAAATTGTATTATTATCAAACAACAAACAATCCCCACTGGCATATACAGTAGAATCTTGTGTAGTAGCCATCATTGCTATTTTAACAGCATCTTGAAAATTCTTCTTAGATAATTTCATAGTACTATTCCTCCGTATCTATAGTTCTTCTTTTACGTCTTTTATTCTCATGTATTTCATAATCCAAATTTATTTCATGAACAAATTTACTGTCCAATACTGGCTTACATATATCCAAACATTCTAATACAATCACTTGCTCAGTTGTAGCTTTCTCCTCACGTACTACTAACTGATTTACTCGTAATATTCCTTTTTCTATTTCAGAATCCTTTTGATTTAATCCTAATCCACAAGTTATATGTCCTATCTTTCTACTATCTTCTGCACTATCATTTTTTCTTACATCTCTATCAAAAGTAGCTTTATTCGTTTGTGAAGCAGTAATAACAAGAATATTACGTTCTTGAGATATTCTTCTTAACCCTTTCCAAATATCATCCAACTGATGCCGATATTCAGTTCCTTTATATCGACTTGGAATAAGCAAATCAGCATAATCAATTACTACAACATCTGGGGTATAACTTGAGTATAACTGTAGTACATCCAAATGATTCTCAATATCTTCTACTGTAGAACGGTATGCTGGAATAGATAATATCCTTACTGAACCATTCCTTAGCATTTTCCGCAATTTACTTTGCTGATATTCAATTTTAGTAACATTTACTCCAGTCTTGTGCAATTTTTTGTAAGCTATACCATATTTCAAAGTAGCTTCATTTTGTACAAAATAAGGAAATTTTACTGTCATTGGTTCTTTTGTCTGTCCAACAATAGACCTCCAACCTCTTCGTATCATTTGTTTTCTTGTCATTTCCATAGTAAAAAATACTACTTTCAATTCCTTATACATTGCTGCTTCTGCCGAATACCATAACATATGGCTCTTACCACGCTTTTGTGGCCCAAAGAAACTGACAAAATCACCTCTATGAAATTCACCAGCTAATTCACCCAACGCTCCAGGAAACTTAAAAAGTATTTCATCTTCTTCATTAAATGCATCAGACACTAATGCAGCATCATTCAGTATATCAACTCCACTATCAGATACTGCCGCTGGCTTTTTATATTCAGCTATAAACTTTTCTGCTTGCAATAAATCATTTTTCTGTAAAGACCTTTTTACATTTTCTATCATCACTTCCATTGACCGAGCACTTATATATTGCTCAGCCTGAGTTATATCATATTCAATATTCTCAACAGTCTGTATATACTCATCAGATATATTCTGTAGAAAATCAGCAATTAAATCTGCTATATCATCTTGAATTACATTTACTTTTTCTTTATAAATATCTTCTATTGTTTTATTCGGAGCTTTCTTATAAACATTATAAAATTCTACAATCCATTCACTTATTATTTGAGCATATTTGCTTTTACAATATATTGGATTAAATATTGGAACAATTCTTTTACAAAATTCATCAGAAACTATTAGATTAGTAAGTAATTTTCTTTCGGCACTTAAATCAATAGTCTTCAGTTCCATTACTTATTTCCTATATTGTTTAATAAGTTCTTTTAATATGTCTTCTTCACCAAAAAATTCTTTATCTTCTTTTCCATCAACTACTTTGCTTACTACATTATTCTTTATATTCAGCATTTTAGTTATCTTTTCTTCTATTGTTCCAAAGCCTATAAGATAATAAATATTCACCATTTCAGCATCTTGACCAATTCTATGGATTCTATCTTCTGCTTGTAAATGGTCTGTAGGAGTATAAGTAAATTCTACAAATGCTAATGAATGAGCTGCTGTTAAAGTAATTCCTACACTAGCAGCATTTATCTGTCCAATAAACAATTTTGTTTTTTCATCTTTCTGAAACTTGTCTATGACTTTTTGTCTATCAAGTTGATTAGTCCTTCCATCAAACTTAACTGCTACATTTTTGAATTTACTATAAATATCATCAATAGCCATTGTGTGATAAGCCATAACTACTAATTTTTCATCAGTAGAAAGAAAATCACTAATCCATTGTAGCATAGCTTTCCGTTTAGCAAGATATGCTAATTGCCGTAAATGTTCTAATAATTCCCTTTCCTTTATCAAAGTAGTATAATGATTATTCAGCCATTCAGCAAATTCACCTTCTGCGTCTAAATAATTTCTTTTTTCTACTTCTTCAAGTTCCAATGGAATAATAGTTTTTATTTTATCAGGAAGTTCTAATGCTACTTCTTTCTTTGTTCTCCGTAGCATATAAGGCTTTACTAATTCATATAATTCATCTATATGAGAAGCTCCATTGTATGACCATCCAAAACCATTATAAGTAGGACTGCAAAATTCCTGTAAATATTTATATCTATTAGGAAATACTTTAGGAGCTATAAGATTTAATGTAGTAAAAAATTCAGACGGTCTATTCCGTATAGGTGTTCCAGATAAACATATAATCGGTATATTCTTATATACTTTTCTTAATTTTTTTACTGCTTTTGCTCGTAATGTGCGATTGTTTGCTATAAATTGTGATTCATCCAATATTATCATTTTTAACTTCATTTCTGACAATACTAAAACCCAATCTTTAAGAATATCATAATTTATAATAATCCAATTATTTTCATATATTTCATATGGTCTTGTGCTGTAAAGAATTTCATATTTTTTATTGTAAGCCCATTTTTCAATTTCAATTCCCCAATTCATTTTTACTGATGCAGGGCATATTACCAATATAGGATACTTTTCTTGATGAATATTTGTATATCCTATCACTTCAATAGTTTTACCTAATCCCATTTCATCGGCAATCAATCCAGTACCATTTCTTGATTCCAGCCACTTTACTGCTTCTTTCTGAAATGGAAGTAACCCTTCCAATTTTGATTCATCTATAATAACTTCTTTCACTATATTTGAATTTATAATAGCATTCAGCTTTTCAGTAAAAATCCAATTATGATTTTTAAGTTTTTGAATATTAGAATCTACATATGGAGCAGTCCAGAATTTACCTGCTGGAATAAAATATGGACTTGTAAGTTCTTTAACTTCTGCAAGTCCACTTTCAAAATCATTGCCAAAAAATTTTAATACTAAAACACCGTTATCATAATCTGCTATTTTCATGGTTGTAGTATAAAAAAGAAGCCCTTGGAATCAACCCTTATAGGAATAGGAGGAGGAAAAGATGAAAGCGGATAGGAGGCTTTGGCTGTCCCTTAAAAGGGTTTCCGAGTTTACACTCAACGTTCGCAGCTCCGAACGTATAAAAGGTTAAATCCCAAGGGCAATTTTTCATCGATTATCTCCTATCAATTAGAAGTATATCACACACATTTTATTTTGTCAAGAGCTTTTTGTATTACTTTATTGTAACTGTATGGAAAATGATTTCTTATTGGACTAAAAACTATTTATCATACAGTTCTCCATAAATCAAATACAGCCTGCTCGAAAATCAATTCTGCAATTTGAGGGACAATCGAATTTCCGAGACATTTAAGTCTGTCCACCCTAGAGGGTATTGAGGATGCTACTCTTGGAACCCCTGGCCATTCTTCACACCAGGAATGTCTTGTACTAATTCGTATTTTGATCCAATCTTTTTCTTCGTCAGATATGGATCGCCATACTTCCTGAATCTCTGGTAGTGTTTCTGGCACATATCCAATTTCCTCGAAGGCTCTCCGCATATTTTGCAAACAGTCTGGCGTTTTGGATTCTTCTTCCCATGAGTCCAATGCCATTTCAGATGACAGGAGCCGCACAAGGTTATCAGGTTGTCCAGAGCATTGTTCATCGGGTTCCCGTCTTGATGATGAACCTGTAATTTCGTTGTCGCTCCGCATATCTGGCAAGAGGTTTTTTTGTATTTCTGCGCCCTCTTGTGCATGGTTGTTATTTCCACATTCTTCTTGATAAATGCTTTCGCCATGCAATCCTGATTGCAGTACTTCCGTTTCAGGAATATTCCCCGATCTTCCAGCCTTCCGTTGATTATTTTCCTCATAAGTTGCTTCCCGCAAAACTGGCAATTCTTGACCGGATCGATCTTTTTGGGTCTTGGCATTATTATCTCCTATTATACTGATACCCATAGTATAATGGGAAACAATAGAAGCGTCAAGGTCTGTCCATCCTTTAGGGTAATTCATTAGATACTCGACGAAAACCGGGTTCAGAGTCCCATTGACTGTTTCTCCAGCTGCTGCCAATCTTCTTCCTATCGTATCCTGTGTCGCTGTGCCATCCTTTTTCCAGCTGTACGGCTTTTTCCCATCCTTCCAGTCCCTCGCCGC